GAAACTGTTTATCAATTTGGTATTACTGAAGTTGATGCGGTCTATCTAGCAGAGAATGACGTGCAGATTGTCGAAGAAGAACTGGTACGTGCGCATCCTTGCGTGGACAGGTTAGACGCTGTACGTCAACTTGTACTTGTGGACATGGCATTTAACATGGGTGTTCCGCGACTGTGTAAGTTTAAAAAAATGTGGGCAGCAATACACGAAGATGATTTCTCTACTGCATCACGTGAAATGCTAGACAGCCGCTGGGCTGTGCAGGTAAAAGGCCGCAGCCATAAGTTAGCACATGCTATGCATCATGGAGAACTAAAGTAGTGGCTAGAGAACTAAATGACAAACAGCAGAAGTTTCTTGAAGTCCTCTTTGAAGAGGCTGGTGGCGATGTAATCGCCGCTAAGAAACTGGCAGGGTATGCAGAAGGAACTGCAACAACTGCAATTGTTAAAGGATTAAAAGAAGAGATACTTGAGGCTACTCAAATGTACATGGCTCGTAATGCACCCAAGGCGGCAATGGCTATGACACATGCGTTGTATGACCCTACTGAACTTGGCATTCGTGATAAGATGTCAGCAGCAAAAGAGTTGCTTGACCGCACAGGTTTGGTAAAAACAGAGAAGATGCAAGTGGAAGCAAGCGGCGGTGTTATGCTTATGCCACCAAAAGCACCAGTGGAAGACGATGAGTAGAAGCGTAGGCAAGTGGAAACTACCACAGCCAACAGATATAAAAGAAGAGAACGAATGGATACCTATTCCTCGTATTGCGAGGACAATACCATTTGGATACAAAAAAAGTGACGAAGACCCTGACATTCTTGAACCAATACAAAATGAATTAGACTTGTTAGAAAAGGCAAGGTCTCACGTAAATCAGTATAGCTATAGAGAAGTTGCAAACTGGTTGAGTGCAAATACAGGTAGATATATTTCGCATGTGGGGTTAAAAAAACGGTTAGAGAATGAGCGACAGCGTAAGAACCAAGCTAGAAGCCTCCGCAAGTGGGCAGAATATGCGGAAAAGGCAATTGCCAAAGCGCAAGAAATTGAAGCCCAAAGAACAGGTTCAAGAGCAAGCGGCTAAAGTCGAAAGTGTTTCATATGAAACATCTAGCATTGAAGAAACAGCAAACGTACTGTTCAAACCTAACGCTGGCCCACAGACAGAGTTTCTAGCCGCTAGTGAAAGAGAAGTATTGTATGGTGGTTCAGCAGGAGGCGGTAAGTCCTATGCAATGCTGGCAGACCCGCTACGCTACATGGGGCATCCACAGTTTAGTGGATTGCTTCTTCGACACACAACAGAAGAACTGCGAGAACTGATTTTTAAATCGCAGGAGTTGTATCCAAAAATCTGGCCGGGAATAAAATGGTCAGAAAGAAAAATGCAGTGGACTGCACCATCTGGCGCAAGGTTGTGGATGTCTTATCTAGATAGAGATGATGATGTCTTGCGTTATCAGGGTCTAGCATTTAGCTGGATAGGTTTTGACGAATTGACACAATGGGCCACACCATATGCATGGAATTACATGCGGTCACGTCTACGTTCCACTGCATCAGATTTGCCTATTTTTATGCGGGCGACAACTAACCCAGGTGGACGTGGACATCATTGGGTAAAGAAAATGTTCATTGACCCTGCGGCATATAATAAACCATTTGATGCTACAGACATTGAAACTGGTGAAGTATTAAGGTATCCATCAGGTCATCCTAAAGCTGGAAAGACTCTCTTCAAGAGGAGATTTATCCCTGCTAGACTTACGGACAACCCTTACCTGTCAGAATCAGGTGACTATGAGGCAATGCTTCTATCCCTACCAGAACAGCAAAGAAGGCAGCTGTTAGAGGGTGATTGGGATATTAAAGAAGGCGCGGCCTTTACAGAGTTTAATCGTGATATTCACGTTATTGAGCCTTTTACCATTCCTAGTAATTGGGTTAAGTTTAGGGCTTGTGATTATGGTTATGGCTCTCATAGTGGGGTTCTGTGGTTTGCTGTGGCTCCTTCTGAGCAACTTATTGTATATCGTGAGTTATACGTATCAAAAGTTCTTGCAACAGATTTGGCAGAGCAAATTCTTGAAATTGAAGCTGGGGATGGCAACATTAAGTACGGTGTTCTTGATAGCAGCCTTTGGCATAAGCGCGGGGATACTGGTCCTAGCTTGGCTGAACAAATGATTATGAAAGGCTGTCGGTGGAGACCGTCAGACCGAAGTAAAGGTAGCCGTGTATCAGGCAAAAACGAGATACATAGAAGACTACAAATTGATGAATATACAGAGGAGCCACGACTTGTTATCTTTAATAGTTGCACAAACTTGGTCTCCCAATTACCCGCCTTGCCTATTGACAAAAAAAATCCAGAAGATATTGACACGCATTCGGAAGACCACTTGTATGATGCGTTAAGATATGGTATAATGTCACGACCAAGGTTTAGTATATTTGACTACGACCCTATGGGCAGACCCAGCGGCGGTATGCAAGTAGCAGATTCAACTTTTGGATATTAATATGGAAATTATTTGGACATTACTATTAACTGTTTGTAGTAGTAGCAGTTGCGCTACACAAACAATACAGTGGTTTGATAAAAAACCACAGTGTATAGAAATGAAAGTAATGCACGAGGAATTACCTGAAGATGGTCATTGGAAGTCTGTAGACTATAAATGCACCATTGTAGGAGCAAAGGAAATATAATGGCTGAAGATGAAATTATGATTGAGGATGATGCTATAGCATTAGAAGATACAGAAGATACTGCTGTTGAAGATGCTGATGTATCCAATATTATTCCTTACATCTTAGACCGCTATCAAAGAGCAGAAGACTATCGTTATCAAGACGAAGAGCGTTGGCTTAGAGCGTATCGTAACTATCGCGGCCTGTACGGGCCAGATGTTCAGTTTACTGAAACAGAAAAGTCTCGTGTATTTATCAAAGTAACTAAAACAAAAACACTTGCAGCTTACGGACAAATTGTTGATGTCTTGTTTGCTAGTAATAGATTTCCTCTATCTGTTGACCCTACAGAACTTCCTGAAGGCGTTGTTGCAGATGTACATTTTGACCCTAAAGAACCTGAACAACTTCAGGGTGAAACTTCTCTGTCATCACCATATGGTTTCCGTGGTGACGGCAATGACCTGCCAGCAGGTGCTACAGCGAGAAGCCTACAGGAAAAACTAGGGCCGCTAGACGAAAAGCTAGAGCCTGTAGCAGATAAACTGAAAGAAGGTCCGGGTAAAACTCCTACAGCAATTGAATTTAGTCCAGCACTTATTGCGGCTAAAAAAATGCAAAAGAAAATTCACGACCAGCTAGAAGAGTCAGGGGCAAGTAAACACCTGCGTAATGCGGCGTTTGAAATGGCGTTGTTCGGAACAGGTGTGATGAAAGGCCCGTTTGCTATCGACAAAGAATATCCTAACTGGAATGATGATGGCGAATACGACCCACTGTTTAAAACAGTGCCACAGGTAAATCATGTATCTGTTTGGAACTTCTACGCTGACCCAGATGCAAACAACATGGATGAAGCACAGTTTGTTATTGAGCGTCATAAAATGTCTCGCTCACAACTGCGCAACTTGAAAAAGCGTCCATACTTCCGTAGCAATGTTATAGATGAAGTAATTGCATTTGGTGAAAACTACCAAAAGAAATATTGGGAAGATGATTTGTCCGACTATGCTCCAGAGCATGGCATTGACCGTTTTGAAGTGCTTGAGTATTGGGGCATGGTTGATACAGAAATGCTTGAAGAGCAAGGCGTAGAGATTCCAAAAGAACTAAAAGACTTTGATGAGTTGCAAGCAAACGTGTGGATTTGTAATAACAAACTCCTACGCATGGTGCTTAATCCATTTAAACCAGCTAAGATTCCTTACATGGCTTCGCCGTATGAACTTAATCCTTATTCGTTCTTTGGCGTAGGCATTGCAGAAAACATGGATGATACGCAGACTTTGATGAACGGCTTTATGCGCATGGCTGTGGACAACGCTGTGTTGTCAGGCAATATGCTCATTGAAGTTGACGAAACAAATCTGGTGCCGGGTCAAGACTTGACGGTTTATCCGGGCAAGGTATTTCGTAGACAAGGTGGTGCGCCGGGTCAAGCATTGTTTGGTACAAAATTTCCAAATGTCTCATCAGAAAATATGATGCTGTTTGATAAGGCACGTCAGCTTGCTGATGAGTCTACAGGATTGCCATCATTTTCATACGGACAAACAGGTGTAACAGGTGTTGGTCGTACCGCATCTGGTATTTCTATGCTGATGGGTGCCGCACAAGGCTCTGTCAAGACAGTTATTAAAAATGTGGACGATTATCTACTGCGTCCTTTGGGAGAAGGTTTCTTCCGTTTCAATATGCAGTTTGACTTTGACCCTGATATTAAGGGCGACCTAGAAGTTAAAGCGAGAGGCACAGAAAGCCTCATGGCAAATGAGGTTCGTAGCCAAAGGCTGATGCAGTTCTTAGGAATTGCTAGTAATCCTGCGCTTGCACCGTTTGCTAAATTTCAATATGTCATACGCGAGATTGCAAAGTCTCTTGACCTTGACCCCGACAAAGTAACTAACAATATGAGTGAAGCTGCTCTGCAAGCAGAGTTGATGAAGCAGTTCCAAGCACCAATGCCAGAGCAACAGATGCCGATGGCAGGTGTAGACGCTATGGATTCAACAGGTGCAGGTGGCGGTAATATAGGAACAGGGCAAGTTCCAGTTCCTGGTGAACAAGGATTTAGTGCAAATGGTGGACAAGCAGAAGGTACTCAGCAAACTCAAACCGATGGTGGGCAACAGCCGCCAATGGGAAGCATTCAATAGCTATATTGATTATGCAATAGAACAACAGCACAAGTCTTTGGAACAAGCAGAAAGCCCCATGCTGATGCATCGTAGCCAAGGCGCAATTGCAATGTTGAGAAAATTAAAACTACTGAGGGATGAAGTCAATGGCTCTTAAAGAACAGATGGAACTTTTTGATAACGGCACTCTTTTACAAGAGGGTGGTAAGGTAGACGAAGAGTCGGGCAATGAGGTGCCGATTGGTTCTACTAAAGAAGAAGTTCGTGACGATATTCCTGCACAACTCAGCGAGGGTGAATTTGTTATGCCCGCAGATGCAGTGCGTTATCATGGCTTAGACAAAATGATGGAACTGCGTCAAGAAGCCAAACTAGGACTAAAGCGCATGGAAGAAATGGGAATGATGGGTAACTCAGAAGAAGCCACACTTCCAGATGACATTCCTTTTACTATTAATGACCTTGACATGGAAGATGACGGGGTACAAGAATTTAATGTGGGTGGTTTTGTTCAGCAACCTTTTGGTACAAATATTTCAGGTGGTACTGGCATTGGTGGCTACCAACAGTCGCAGTTTGCTAATTATCAACCTACATATACTGCGTATCAAGGCATACAACCTCCTGCACAAAATCCTGCCGCTGGAACTGTTCCGCAACAAGCTAATGTGCCAGTTACAACTGCACCTACACAGCTTCCATCTTTTACTTCTTTTGTAACTCCAACTTATGTAACTTATGTTAATCCAGACACAGGTGCTACAATTTCTATTCCTGTAGACCAAAATGGTAATCCTTTGATTCCTGTTCCTGCAGGTTTTGTAAAGCAAAGCACACAAGCAACGACAGAACCTACAACACCACCACCAGATACAACAACTCCAACAAATACACAACAGCAACAGCAAGACAGTGGTGGAGATGATGATGGTTCACCTGCTGTGTCTAAATCTCCTATGGATATAAAAGTAGAGGGCATTTATGGTACACCAGAATTTCAAGAGATTAATTCTTTACTAGATACAAGAACAGGGTTTGAAAAGTTTGGCGATGCGGTAAAAGGCATAGCAACTAGCCTTCCTGTATCACAACTTTTAGGAATTGATAAAGATACAACAAGTCAAGAGTATGAAAAAGCTAAACGTCAACTTGGCGTAGATATTGTTAATTATTCAAGTGACCCTGCAAAACAAAAAGAGTTAATGGAAGAAATTACCAAAAACTTGAAAGATGATACACCACGTGAAGGCAAAGCACCTGTAACGGGCGGATATGTAAGAAATCCAGATGGCACAATTAAACGTGACCCTGAGACTGGTAAGCGACTTACATACGGAA